ACAAGCGCAAAGCAGTGAGAGCTTCCTGCAAATCCTGACAACGTTGAACAAAGTGCAAATGTCTCTGCGTTGACTTTTATTTTATCGCCGATACGCAAATGCTGAGGGGGCGCAAATGAATCTCCATCGTAGCAAAGTATAAACTCATCATTCCATCTGCATTTGTCATCTGTGTTTCTATGACAGATTGGGCAGGGGGTGTTGCGAGAGGAGTTATTCATTCTGTACGCTCCGTCATTGCATAAAACTCTTTTGCGAAAGAAATCTCACATGTACCCGTCGCACCTTTTCTATTTTTAACAACGGCGTATTCATAGCGCATTGTATCTTCATTCTTGTCGTAGTACCAAGGCCAGTAATTCATAATCACCATGTCGGCATCTTCTTCAATGCGCCCAGATTCACGTAAGTCTGAAAGCATTGGTTTTTTGTCATTCCTAGATTCAACGCCCCTGTTCAACTGACAAACGGCGAGGATATCAACACCAGTTTGCAAAGCAACAGTTTTCAGCTTTCGCGTTGCTGCACCAATCGAAAGCGCTCGTGTTTCAGCTTTTGTGGAATCCGAATCAAGATCCAAAAGCGTTAAGTAGTCAATAATCACCAGTGACAGATCTTTGTTTTTACGCTTTTCTGTCTTAATTTTTGTCACAACCTGAGTTGGCGATACGTTATAAGTATTCGTAAAAATAAAGTTTTCTGCAATACGCTCGATTGGGATTGATCGAATCCGCTCCTCCTGCTCTTTGTCTTTGATCTGCCTAATGATGTGCCCATATGTAAGAGGTGTACCGCCTTTTTCCATGCACATCAAATAATCAAGACACGACAACATGCGCTGACACACTTCTTTGTCAGACATTTCAAGCGTGTAAAAAAGCACCTTGGAGCCCTTGGCGGCAACGTCGAGAGCCAAGTTCATCGCCCAGGTTGATTTGCCACTACCGGGGCGACCTGCAACCACGATCAGGCGTCCGTCCGTCCCAAGTGTGGGATGGTTCAGACCACCGCCCAAGGCGCTGTTTAGGAAGCCGAAGCGCGTGCGGAGGACACGATTTTCCTGCTTCGGGCCAAGCAGCATTTCCTTGGCGGCGATGAATGGGTGGATCTCATCTTTTTGTGTTTCTACGCCCTCAATAAGCTGCGCAGCATTTAGCACGTAAGAAAGCGCAACTTGCGATTCTTGTATGTTGCAGCTTCTGTCTACAATGTCCAGCGAGTTTTTTAAGTAGTCCTTAACAAGCGAGCGCGAGTGATGAAAATGCCAGATAGGAATAATCTTGCTTTTCCAGACATCAAGATCTTTTTCGACAGGGCGTGAAACAATCTCATCAATGTAATTGTCAATTGTTGCTGCATCGCATTCAACAATCTTTCGCAGGCGAGTCGAAACAGTAATTTCATTTGTCGGCGCATCCTGGAAAGTAAGTAATTCTTCTTGCAGGCAGTCGAACATACTTTTATTTAGCGCATCAGAAAATATCTCGCGCCCTTTAGGAAGATCCATAAATTTATCAATCCAATCCTGTTCGCCAAACCCAAAACAAAGGTGGTTATAGGCGGCAGCAAGAAAATGTTTTTCTATTTCAACAGAGTCCTGCTGAGTCTCAAAGTCCTCAAGAGTGAGAGTTGACACGTTGCTGTGAGTGATGGAGTTTGCAGATTGTAGCACGTAGCTCAGAATTGCAAGTCGCTTGCTGCGTCTTCTTCAAAAATTGTTGCGACAGCTTGCGTGCTGGGCCTGTTGTTGATTTGCCATGCAGGGGTTTTTTGTTTTCCAAAGCGTTCCCAATTTTCGTAAGTAATTGAACTCCACTTTTTCTCGCCCATTTGTGATTTCTCTATGGCAGCCTGCAACTGTTTTTTTACATGCTGCATACCACCGCTTTTATCTTGCAGGATTTTCCTTAGCTGCAAAATTAACCCTGCGAAAGCTCGCTGTGTCCTGGCCCCTGCCTTGTGCTCATTGAAGAAGCTACAGATCAGCTCTGAGAGGGGCCTGAGATCGTCAGGAACGGCGCTCTCGGTCGCCTTGACTCTCTTCGTACCAGAACCGGGTGAAGGCGCGTGTGTGGCGGGTGTGGGCGGAGCAGGGAGCTTGCGGGGGGATACAGGGGGGTTTTCTTCTAATTGGTCTTCTGGATTTATTGGTCTTCTTAAAGGGACTGGTTTCCCGTAGGACGGGTTTCCAGTCGCCTGGTTTCCCGTAAGACGGGTTTCCAGTCTCACGGTGGGCCGATCCCGGAAGGTCAGCTCCCGGCTGAGAACCCTTCCTGTTTTTTCGCATCGCAATACCTTATCTTCTAAGTATCCAAATTCACGCAATTCTGAAAGAGCTGCTGTAACCGCATCTCTTCCTTCTGTTCCATGACTCAGTATCCAGGCTTTATTAAATTTGAATCCGCTGCTATGACTTAAGCACCCTGCAAGAATTCCTTTTGCACGCCAGCTCAGTCTTGAATCTCTAATTGCTTCGTTGAGTATCATCGTAAATTTTGCTGACTCCGCCTCACTTTCAAAAATGTTGTCGTTCTCAGATAACATTTTCAACCTCCTGAATGATTTGCAGGGCAGCTAGCGCAGCCTGAATTTGCTGTTTTTCTAGTATGTCATATTTATTCCTGTCGTTTTTGTCTGCTGCGCGAAGCCTGCTGATGGCTAGTTGCGAGATAACTAATTGTAGCTCATTCGCTTTTTGTGCTTGTCGTAAATTCATCAGGGGCGCAAGCTCAGATAGCTGAATTGAAATCCCAATCGGGTCCAAACTTTTCTCGTACAATCTCGCCGATTGTGACTGTGAGTTCGTCATCTGTTTTTCTGAGAAACTTTTTGAATTCGTCATGAAGCTCGAACTCTTGTTTGTCGAGCGAATCAAGTTGCCTGTGAAATTCACTCATCGCCGGTGAATCCTCTAGGTAATCAGTTGCTTTTATGTAAAGCGCTGATCTTTTGTTTGTCAGCTCTTGGACTCGTTTTTTGTGCTCATCGCGTCGCGTGATGATGCTGTGTCTGAGATGGACGGCGCGTGCGAGCCATTTGGCAAGTGCTTCGGTCATGTGCATTTTGAAAATTCCTTGGCTTTTTCTTTTGCTGCAAATTGAATCAATTCATTGATCCATTCTCCGATATTTTTATTGTCCGGCGCTGTCATTGTTGCAGCTAACAGCGCTTCTCTTTTTATAAAAACAGATGCGCCTTTCTCTGGTGCTGTTGGCCAGATTCCAGGTTTGCCATTTTTTTCTCTTTTTTCGATCCATCCTTTTTTCTCTAGGAATTTTAGTCTGCTTTGAATTGGTGCGGGTGACTTTAGCCTCATCGCTCGCATCATTTCCCTGATAGCAGGCGAGTGCCCAGTTTTTTCTATGTAGGCGCAAATCCATTTGTAAAGCTCTTGCTGTGGCTCTGTGAGTTCATTCGGCCCAAATGATTCGTGAAGAGCGCTCATTGCTTCGTGCATGGGTACGAACCATGGTACACTAGTTCATGAGCCCTGTCAACTCTTCTTGAAAAAATGCAAAAACGAGCGCCAAGAGTTTTGCTGTTTGATTCAATGGAATTGAAGCGTGTTTTTATTTACAGTGTCAGCTCACCTAGCTGCATATTAAGAGTTCTAAGTGACGGTACGACTAAAAATGCTGGCACTCTTACGCCGCAGGGGTACTACGCTCTTAGCTACAAGAGCACGAGGCTTCAATGTCACCAGCTTTGCTTGATTTTGAACAATATATTTCCTGACGAGTACGAAGATCGAGTTGACCATATAGATAGAAATAGATCAAATAATAAGCTTGAAAATCTTAGGTGGGTTACGCCATCTGAAAACTCTCGCAACTCAACTTTGTGTGAGGGGCGCAAATGGCTTTCCAGTGTTGACGATAAATTCGCTAAGTTTGACGCAGCTTCTCGTGGTTACATTTCCAGATGGTTTCATCCAGGGCTCAAGCAATATGTTTTTGTCGGAAAATTTGAAGATAAAGCAGAGGCTGTTTTTGAGGCCAGGCTTCATCGGGCTAGGTGGCTTACCCAAGAGGGGTGAGCATTTTTCTCCGCACGCCTAGTCCAAGTAGTACAACTGGCATACGGTAGTTCGGCTAGGCACAAAAAAGCCCGACCTG